CCCAACGAGCACCTGTTGCTGCTTCGCCGTAATCTCCCTCGCGAGCCAGCCTGACGCCGATGTCGGATCCGTCTCAGCAAAAATCCGTAAGTCTCGCACGATGTAATCGCCAGAGAGATCCCGTGCTGGTGCGGTAATGGTTTGCAGTTGACCAGCTCTGAATGTCGAGGCCGCAATGCGGATCGTATAGGTGACTGTTTGCTCGCCAGAGTTCAACAGTTGCGCCAGGAGCGCATCGGCAATCTCCTGCGCAGCCGCGGCGGTCTTGATGTCCGACCGGCGCTCGATGTGCTCATACAGCCCGTGTGCGGCAATCTCGCCCGCATCTTCAGCCGTCGCACTCGCCTGGAAGGTGCCATGGAATGTCAACTTGTAAATCTTCAACGGATTCGTGGGGCCAGCCGCACGGGTAATCGAGTTGGTCGTGGCATCGTAGGACCACTGAATCGGCGCATCAGGAGGCACGCCGAGCGTCTCTCCGCCAGCAGGTGTCACGCCGTCCAGCTCGTAGAGATGGATCGCCCCGTAGCCTTTGATGAACGTCCATTCCAACTGCAGCGTCGAGGTGACGCCATCGCCTGGAAACGTTTCAACGTGCCGCTCCTCTTCGAGCGGATCACTGAGCACCGTGACACGGTTGGCGTATGTGTCCCCGAGGATCGTCTCGACCTCCACATCGCCGCCCCAGGTATGCGGCACATCGTCCTGGTCGATATTGAACGGTGCCACGAGATCCCCTGGGAGCCACATGCGCAGCGTCTTGTCGTAATCGATCCGCCAGAGATATCCGGTGGCATCAGCCAAGGCCTGCAAGACTTCAGACATGCGCGAGATGTCGAAGGACATATCCGGCAGCGCCGGCCCATTCACCTGGGATCCGCTCAATGTCACACTGAACGACGCGAGATAATTTGTCACCAGCGTCGTCAGAAAAGCCTTCAACAATGTGCCCGACACCACCGTCTCAGTGACAGAGACACGATCCGCAATCCGGTTGTGGTCTTCCGCGGTAATGGTCGTCACAATCTGTGGATTACCAGAGGGATCCAAGACGGGGCCACCGACACCACGTTCTCGAGACTGTGTGATGGTTCCCGCAAAGATGGTCGCCCCATCCTCAACAATTACCACTTCAGAAAACACCCCGAATCGAGTGACGGGAGAACCGAATGAGACAATGTCGCAGGATAACGTCGAGACGCCTCCGACCGTTTCTCTGACCTCAAACGTCGAGATCAGCGGCTCGACTTCGACCGCGTCCACGGTGAAAGAGGTGATCGGCATCTACGTCCGCACCCGCACACCCAGTCGCCGCACTTCTCCAGGCAACACATCCGCCACCGCACGGGCAATCTCTCGATTGTCGATCTGCAGAATAACCACAGCCTGTGTCGGTATGGACACAGCCGCGCTTCCTCCTCGCACGCGACTGAGTGCGGCCCCGGCCCCGCCGGCCATGCTGACATCGTTCCGTGACACCACCAGTTCTCCCGGTGTCAACATAGCGGGCACAGTGTCGGTGCCTTTCGGCGCGAAGAACCCAGCAGCCGCGTAGACGGGGCCACCCTTCGCATAGGGAACAGGCGCACCACTTGGACCTGTCGGATACCCTTCTGGAATGTCGTAATGGACTTTCACATGCAGGTCCGGGACTTCGATATCAGGCACCTTTATTTTGTCTAGTGCATTATTGATCCCATCGACGCCGTCTTTCGCTCTGTCAGGTAGGTAGACACCGAACTTGTTACCGATAGCCGTCAACACATCATCGAGGTGCTTCATCACGTCGAGCGTCTGCGCCTGAATGCTCCGGTGCTTCTCCCCGACATCACCAGCGGCCACGGCCTGGTCCAGCAACTTCTGCGTGGACTCATCGACGGCATAGCCGAAGTCCTGCTGGAGTTCCCAGATTTCCTGTAGTTGCGGAGCCACCAGCCCGAGCGCTGCCGAGCCATCTTTGCCCTGCTTGGTCAGCGCGTCCACGGCCGCGTTATACGTGGCGGTGATCTGCTCAGACAGCCCCGCGAACTCTTCCTGATTCAGAATGCCGGCATTGTTCAAGCCCTCGAGCGCCTGCCCAAAGGCCTGAATCGCGTCAAAGGCAGGCCCAGCAATCTCGTCCGTCGCCACACCAGCGAGGCTCTTGATCTGGTCGAACGCCGCCCCGCCAGACAGACCCGCTTTGGCGAGTTGCTTGTCCAGTGATTCGATGACCGGATTGAGTTGGTTCAGGACATCGATAGCCGAGGCGCCATCTTTCGTCAGCCGTTCGAAGATCCCGAACAGCGCAGCGCCTTCCGCCTGTGCGCCACCCTTTGTGAGCGGTGTCGCATCCAATTGCGACTGCAGCTTCTTCGCCTCGTCCGATCCTGGCTTCGCTTTGCTCAGTTGATCAACGAGCGTGCCTCGAGCCGTGATGACTTTCGTCAGCGCAGTCAGGGCAGAGTTCGCCTGCGCATCGACATACTGCGCGATGGCTTTCGATTGCGTGCCGAACTTGTCATTCAGCCGGATGATTTCCTTCAGGGCTGGATTGACCCGACCACCCAGGAAGTCCACGAAGGTCTGGAAGTTGTCGTTGAGAACCTTCTGTCCCTGCGCGGCCGTGAACTCTCCAGTCTGCAGCAGCGAGAACACGTCGTGGAGTCGCGCCTGCAACTTGTCCAGATTCGCTGTCGTCACCCCACCGCCAGCCGAGATGATGTCGGAGAGGCTCCCGATCTGTGCCGCCTGACGACTGCCGCCAAACTCGTTCTTTGCACGGTTCTCGATCTGCTGGCCAACCTGTTCGGTGATGCCTACGCCGAAGTCTTTCCGCACGCTCTCCTGAATCTGCTCTGCTCTTGTCTTGATCAACTTATCCAGCAACGGTCCAAGTGCAGATCCGAGCGCCTGTCCTATTGCCTCTCCGATAGGCCCACCAACTGCAGCCCCAATGGCCCCGCCCAGCTCTGCGCCGACCTTGGTGCCGATAGCCTTGATGGTGTCTTCCGCGCTGGCACCGTTTAGAATGCCACCGATGATGATGTCTGGAATCGACTGCGCGATATTTTTCAGCGCACCACCGATATTGTCCTTTAGTGTGCGTTCCCAGCTTGCTCCTATTTCCTTCTCCAGCGCGTGCCAATCGATCCCCATCTTCTCGAGCACGGCCTTCCAGTCTTTCCCGAACGCCTGCTGGATGGCCTTGAGCGCAACTCTAGATTGTGCCTGCTGACGCTCTATTTCCTTTGTGGTAAAGAGATGACTCTTCACCATGTCTTCATAGGTGGTCTTTGCGTCAAGCACCTGATTGATGAGACTCCGGTGCATGGCCTCAGCCTGCAACTCTCCCTGATGGATGAGCGACTGCGTGAGGTCTTTCGCCTTCGCATTGATGGCATCGACGGCCTTACCGTATATAGGCCCGAGCACGTTTGGATCAAGAGCGGCAATCTGGGCCTTCCGCTCTTTCTCGATCTGCTTAATCTGGAACTCAGTCGAAGACAATGTGCGCTTGTCGATAGCGTCCCTCATGTCGTCATTGGCCTTCGTCATCGCAGCGAAGGCCTTCATGACTTCCTGACTGATCTCGTCTGCTTTCTTTCCCTGCGTCTCGAGGAATGACTTATCGAGTTGACCTGACAGATCGGCAGTGGACTGCCGAATGTGATCCATCACCTTTCCGAGATCGAACTTCCCGACAGCCTCTGCCCACTTCTGCACCATCGCAGGAATCGCCACACCGTTGGCGATAGCATCTCCGGTAAGGTCACGAATCGCAGCCCCGTATTTATTGATGATGGTCGCAGACGAGATGCCGTGCTGTTCTGCCCCTTGCAGGTTCTGTGCTAGTTCCTTGAGCGACTTCGCGGCCTTCGTCGCATCGTTCTCGTTAAAGGCTTTGGTGGTATCCTGAATACGCTTTTCGAGCAATTTCAACGCATCATCAGACAAGCCGGTCTGAGCCTTCAGGTCTTCCAACGAGAACGCGCCAGACTTGATCGCAGCAGTCAGATTGTTGATGTCTTCAGGCTTTAGCGCAGCCAGATCGTCCTTCGCCTGCTTGAGTGCCTTCGATAGCGCATCGAATCCGCTCTGTCCTCCAGTAGCGATGTTACGGACACTATCGCTGAGCGCCATTCCTTCCGTTTTCGCATCACGAATCAGCGGGCTAATCTCACGGACAGCTTTTGCGGTCCTCTCGCTTTCTGCCATAAACTTCGCTTGGAGCGCGAAGATCGGATTGAACGCGCCGGCGAAATCCAACGCACCCACGATGATGGATGAGAAGTCGTCCTGTAGAGACTTTAAGTCTTTCGAGAGTCGAATCGTGGCATCGCCTGCCAAGCCGAGCACTGGGGCTAGAGGGATCAAGGCATTCGCCAGCGCGGCCTGTCCCTTGAGTTCCAGCACTGCCATCTCGTCACCGAGATTGTCGATGGCGTCTATCGTCTCCTGATCCAGCACCACTCCAAGTTCATGGGCCTTCTGGATGTTGGCTTCGAATCCGTCATTGATAAGAGGGAGGACTTCCGTGAAGCCCTTGCCCATGACGGCAGTCCCGAGTGCTACCTGCTGCGTGGCGTCTTTCACTTCCGCGAGACGGCTCGCCACGGTCTTGAACTGGTCTTCCGGCTTGAGCGCCTTAACCGCCTCAAGACTTAGACCCAGTTTGTTGAAGGCTCCGACAATGGCCGGCCCTCCATCCCCTATATTCTTCTGGAGTTTTAGAGAAGCAGAACTGACCGCATCGATAGAGACACCGCTTTGCCCTGCGGCGAAGTTCAACTCCTGTAGTGCCGCGACTCCGAAATGCGTCTTATTGGAGAGATCCTTGATGCTGCTTCCATAGGCGACGGTGGACTTGATGGCTGAGGTAATCGCCCCTATCGTAAACGCACCAGCAAGAACACCGCCCAACTTCGCCGCAGTAGATGACAGGAGTCCTGTAGATTTATCGACCTGCCGTGTCTCCTGTTCAAGTTTCCGCATGTCCGCTGGAGCCTGCTGACCGAGCGCGGAATACTTAGCTATCGCTTCCGTCAATGTGGAGTTGAGCTTCTTCTGTTCGTTTGCTGTGAGGGTAGTGGCACCACCGACTGCCTTCACTGCGGCCGTGGCGAGATTCGCCTGCTTGATAATGTCTGCCCCAGATAGCGAGGTTGCCATCCGCAGCAACTGCTGCTGCACACCTTTGGCAGACACTTCCAGCGGCTTGAGGCTGGACTGCGCGTTCCGCAGCGCCTCATTCCACTTGGTGAAGTCGGCCGTAAAGGTGGCTGTTGGCACTACTCAACCTGCCGTGGCTTGTCGAGAATGGCCTGCGCTCGCTGCAGCATGTCCGTCCTGACGTTGACCGCCGTCCGCTGGAAGAACCCAGGATCTTGCGCCGGCATCCGGCCGCGATTGGCGTTCTTCCGAGTCGCATCCACACGATTCCCGGTGCCGTCCTGCCAGATCGACGCCAGTCTCGGCCCGGTCACTCGCCGTGCCGGCAGGATAGCTTCAGGACTGGAGAGGTTCCGGATCCGGATGTCATCCTTCATGTGCTTCCTGCCGGGATGTGCCTTCCGACCTAGCGGATACCGCTGCTCGAGACGATTCGCCATCAACTGCGCTGCCGGATCGATCAACGTCCCGACTTCACGCTTGATCTCCTCACTGGTGCGCTGCAAGGCACGAACGAACTCGGCTTGGTCGAATACGTCATCAGCCATCAGACTTCGCCTTGTTAGCCTTCGCCTCAATCACGGCATCCATGTCCAGCGAGTCCTCGTCCTGGTTCCGCTTGCTGGCCCACTCCAACAGTTCCCGATACTCATCGAAGGCCATCTCGCGGAGTTCCGGCAGCGTCCAGTGCATCAGTTCACAGACGGCGAACTCGGTGCAGAGCCTGTCTCGCCATCCGGGGTCTCTTTTTTTTCCTCGGCCTCCGCCTTCGCCAGCGCATTGAGATGCGCCGTCAACGCTTCCGAGATGCGGTCGAGCTGCTTCTCGTAGAGGTTCTCGATGACCTCGATCCGGTCCTTGAACGACGAGCCAGCCCCGGGCCACGGAATGACCTTGCCGTCGCCGTTCTCCACGGACCAGTTCTTGATCCGCACCGCCGCGGTGGCGATGCGGTGTTTCACGATGTTGTATTTGGTGCTCTGTCCGTCAGCAGACAATCCGTCGTTCGAGTAGGTGTGAACCTCCTTCTCGTCCCGCACGGTCTGCTGGTCTTTCACGTCGATCCATTCGTTGCTCTTCTTCAGCGGCAGTCG